CACCCGAGGAAGCGTGCATATGCGAGAGTGTGCACTGCGAGCTCACGTCCGAGTCCGCGCCTGCGATGTGTGGGCGCGATGTAAGCCAGTGTCCAGTTTGCATATGGCTCCCATACGTTCTTCTTCCGCCTGCCGATGTGGACGGTGGTAAAGCCCACTGGCCCATCATTGGCGTCCTCGGTTTTGAACATCATTGCGCCCCGGAAAAGCTCAACCGACAGCCCGCCGAGACAGTCATAGGAGTCACGAGGATGCCCTCTACGCAGTTTTTGGAGGTGCTGCTGGACGTTGGTGGCTTCCGCGCCATAAACTGCCGAGATCACGATCCTCGCGTGCCTTTGCGCCGGGCCTTGGCCCGAGCTAGTTCCTGTGCTGCGGTGCCACATTCCCGCATCCTCTCGCGATAGTAGAAGACGAGCGACACCCGCTCGAACATTCCCTTGTTGCCCTTCATAGGCGTGTTGCCATGCCACTCGTGCACGTCCGCGCACAGCACGCACCCGGTCTTCATATCGAGGGCGATGCGGTATTTGGGAAAGCAGAAGTAGCAGCCAGCGAAACGCCCGCGCCTAAGGCAACTCATAACACCGAAGCCTAGCTTGAGGTCGCCCACGTCCTTGTGGACTGCCGTTTGGAAATTGCGGTTGACGGTCACAGTGGTAAAGCTGGTGCCGTGGATGGTAAAGTCGGTGGCAGTCTTGCGCACATAGTTCAGCTGGGCCTCGTGACGCTTGGGCACTAGGGCCGCGAACTCGGTGTCCACTCGTTGGATGAACGGGATGACCGATGCGAATCGCTTGGGGTGCGCTAGGTTGTAGGCAGTCAGCCGACAATAGGGGAATCTAGGGTTGCGGTCAAAGTAACCCACGATGCCACTCTGCACGGTCTTAGCTATCTCCGTGTTACTCAACGTCCCATCTGCCCGGATAGGACGCACCCGCGTAGGTGAAGTGAACCGCGCACCTATGCCTCCGCGTCCAATTGCCAGCGCGTCCGCTTCCGCCTGCGACTCTATTACGCCGCCCGCGTATCCGCGATTCGTAGTATCGTGCGCCGCGTCCGCCCATACTGGAAACGCTCGTTCGCACATGACTGGATCCAAAACCCGCTGGCGCAGCCGCGCGAGGAGCGTCCCATCGGGCTTGTATATGTCCGCCTCATCCTCGATGAGCAGGTCATAGGCATCGCTGCCTAGGCTTGCCCCGGCTAGGCGGTCACAGTCCTCGTCACTTAGCGCTGCCTGTTGCAGCCTAATCACCTTCACTGGCTTGTCCGTTGGTGGCGGATAGTCCAGTTCTATCGTTCGACGTATCGTTGTCTCTTTCGGTATCGTTGGCATCGTCGTGTAGGTAACATCTGTGCACAGCCTCAACAACCGTGTCCGTTACATTCTCGCTGCTGTAGCGGGCTTGTAAGGCCCGCACTTCATCCATGAACATGGGCAACGTTTCTATTGTGAGGAACAGTTGCACCATGCGAATGTGCGCGGGCATCAAACCCACTTCGCCCTCGGTCGTGGGCGTTATGGCGTCGTCATCCTTGCCCGGCTGAATCCCGCGCACCATCCGCTCCAACTCTGCGGGCGTGAACCCTGTGAGTGACAGATCGGCGTCGCCCTGATCGAGTTCCAGCAAGAGCTCGCTCAACATGGGGAAGTCCCAGTCGCCGCCATGCTTGTTGGCTGCAATCATGGCCGCGTTCTCGGTGGCCTCATCCCACTCGACCTCGCGGTAAACGAACCGCTCGCCCTCGAAGGTCACATAGCCTTCGGCCACTGTGCCCACGCCAGTAGGCGCGTCATACTTTTTCACTATGGTGACAGGCGATTCGCCCAACACTTTCACGCGCTGGTGGCCGCCCACTAGTCGCTGTGTCTGGCGATTGAAGATGAGGCCCGATAGGTCGCCAAACTTTTTCAGCGCCTCGACTAGCATCTTCAGTTGCTCTTCCGATATCTTGCGCGGGTTGCGCGGGTTAGGGCGCTCCGCTAGGTGCGCCACATTTCTGATCACTGGAACTTTCTTTATGGTGCTCATATGGTGTTGTGGTCAGTTATCTTGATTTCAAAATAACTGGGTTTTCATAGGTGTTACGCTAACGACAGAACATTGGTTACGTGGATGAAAGCATTCTGATTGCCTGCGGCTTCCGCTGTGGGACTGCACACTGGGACTTGTCCGCCTCCCCTGTTGTATTCGATGTATGCGCCACCTTGGGCGTAAACGTCATAGGGCGCTCCACCGTTCTCGATCCATGTGGGGTAGCCGCCCGCGCCTAGCAGGATGAGACCGCCCTGACGCGCCAAGAAGTTCACATCGTTAGTGCTCATGAAGTTGGAGCCGCCTTGGAAGTTGGCACCTAGGGAGCAGCCCACGCCTGTCTGGCAGTGATTGATCCATACGAACGTGTTGTCCATTCCGCCGACGAGTGTGCCTACAGCCATGCCGCTCGGGCTAGGCGCTAGCGCTGTGCCGCAGCTGTTGAACATGCCTAGGAATGGGAGCAGTGGCGGGCCTGCCGCCTCGAAGCCAGCGACCACGCCTATTCCCGCGATGCCGAAGTCGCAGTCGGTAATGACTATGTCGCCCCATATGCCGATGGTGCCACTGCCGCCACTGATGCCGCGCCTAGTCCCGCCCGTGTTCACGCCCAAGCCATTGCCTTGTATCATGCAGTTTTTGATGCTGCCAAACTCCATGACCACGCAATAGCCGCCTCCTTTGAGCGTGAGGTTTTCGATCTGACCGATGCCATTGGGGAAATTCCACAGGAACTGGCCCGTGCCGGGAGTGCCTAGCCACTGGATGACGGTAGGATACCACGATAGCCGGGGCGAGCCGCCTATGTTGAGCGTGTAATTGGGCCGTGTGGTGCGACCATGGAACGTGTTCAGCTTAACCGAGCCCGGTCGGATGGTGGCATCGTATATGAGGCAACCGCCCGCCCAGCCCGCGCCTTGGCCTGAGCCTCCGCCTATGGGCAATGCGACATACACGGGATAGCCCGCAACCGTGGGGATGCCACTGACATTGGCTATGAGAAAACTCTTGGAGTTGGCGTCGATGTATTGGATGCCAGTGCCAGTCTTGTCCACTCGTGGCCTGCCTATGACATTGATCTGCTTGGAGTTTGGATGGCTAAACGTGATGCACGACGCGCCCGGCTGTGGCGGGCTCACGTTGAACACGCCAGCGTCCACATGGATGGTCGCGAACTTGTCGGGCGGTATGATGAACGTGAGCAGGTAATCATGCGCCGCTTGGATGGACGGGAACAACTGGCTCGGGTCTGTGCCCGGAGGCGGGCTTGCGTAGGTGACAGGCACATAGAGGTCGATGTTCTGCTTGAGAGTGGAAACGCCGATCTCGATTCGATCTCCGGAATCGATCACGTAAATGCCAGTGCCTTTCACTAGGCGTTTGAAGTCGAAGATGTTGCCCTCGCGCATGGCATACCATCCCGGCCCGACTGTGGCGTCCGCTGGTATGTTACGGCAGTCCACAGTGGACGCGTCGCCTATGACGACTGTCACGTCACTGGCTCGGTCGATCTCCACTGTGATATCGAACGCGTGCTGGTTGAGCCCGCCCGGTGTTACAGTGTCGGGCGCATCCGCGTAAACGTTGCTGGCGCAATAGAGAACGGACGTGCCCGGTGGTATCACGAGTGGACTCGGGCCGGGTCCGGGTGTGGGTGGCGTGACGCCCGGCGCACTAACAGGCGGGCCATGTGTGCCGCCCACCAGCGTCCCGGTGTGCGCCATGATGCCGAGCTCCTTCAACTGGAATGGACTGCCTGTCAGTTCCCACTCGTTCAACAAGCCGCTCACCAGCATCTTGCCACTGCCAAGATCAGTCTTACGCACTATGGTAACGTCCGCCTTCCAGCTTATGAGCGCCGTGAGCGGGTAGATATCGCTGTCGCCACTGGCACTACCACTGCCAACGACGATCTTCTCGATGGTGAGCGTAGCGCCCGCGTCAGCCTGCCCTAGTAGGTCGATGCCAGCATTGGTGAAAACTTGTTGTTGTAAACTCATAGTGGGTTTCTCCTTAGCGTATGGGTGGTGGGCGTGACACGCGCGTGATGCGTATTTGCGCCACTGCGGTCACGTAGATATCGAGCAGGCTATACTCGGGTCGAACTACGGCTTCGGGCCAGCGCGACACGGGCTTGTAACGGTCGATGAGGGTAAGCATCTGCGCTTCCACATCGGGGTCAACCACCTGTTGATTCATCATGATGCGGAACCGATATCGGTCGTGCCACGCATTGGTGCGCTTGAACACGCTATTGGTGCCACTACCGGGATTCTGAATGTTCAGAGGGTCGCCATTGGGGATGAGCGCCACCTGAAACGTTGTCCCTGTAGCGCCGACTACGTAGTAAATCCGCATAGGTTCGATGGGCGTGGGCAGCGAGCCACTGGGATTGGCGAACGCCACTTCGTTGCCATTGACCATGCCCGAGAACGTGATCGTGTCCGAGCCCGAGTTTACCTGTGCAGCCGTGAACGTTCCCGCCAGAGCAGGGTCGCCATAGTTGGGCGGGAGCGGTGAACGATACTGATACCACTCCTGTAGGTAAGCGATGCCGGGGAAGTAGGTGTTGATGACATCTTCCACCAGCTGGACGGTGCCTTTGGTCTTGTGCCATATGATGCTCATTTGGACGAGCCGCTTGCGGAAGTCCAAGTCCTTCGTGGCATCGTAGAAGTCCACATGGAACTGCCACGCCAGAACGTCCACCAGCGTGCTATCGGTGAGGCCCATGATGTTCGGGATCATGACGACTTGGCCCGTGTCGTCGATGATCTCCCACATCTGCGCGTCAAACGCCTGCGAAGCCGATTGCACCTGAGCATCATAGTTGATGGACGGTGGGCAAATCTCTATGAGCTTCGCGCTGCGTAAGATGCTACTCATAGGTCAAAATCCTTCCTTGCCCCGAAAATCGCCGAGAAAGCATTTTGATTGCGGGGCTGGAACTTTGGGCAACCAGCACCACAAAAACGCGGAGACGGCAATCCTCGTTCGTTTACGGCCCGGTTCTGCCGTTGATCAAAACCCGTTTTTGCTGCTTCTCTCGCGCGTGAGGTCACGGATCCTCTATACCTCCATAGTTGATGACGGGTGCGACGGTTTCGCTATGGCACGCTATCTCGTCAAAGTCGAGCACTTGAAAGCCCGGCGATGGAGTCGCCACTGTAATGCGCTTAGCGCCTGCCTCCACGCAACGCCTGACGAGCTCGTCTGTGTTGATATCGCGCGAGATGTAGGATCGCTCCCACACAATCCAATCCGCCACCGCTTGTTGCACGTTGGACTGGATGGTGGACAACAGCACTTCGTTATCGCTGCTCACATAGTAGGTCATGTCCAGCAAATACTCGACCACTGTGGGCACCTTCGCAGTGACGAAGTCGGTCACTGGCCTGCGCGTCTTTGCGCTGCAACTCGCCTCCACTAGCGCGAGAATTTCGGACGAGGGCAGGAACTCCGCGCGTGTGCTGCCCCTGCACAGAGGATACAGCCACACTTCGCCCGCGATCTCCGGTGCGCTATGGACAACGCACTGGATGATGTCCGGGCTGGCACTGAGCGCCCAAAACTCATAGGCATCACGAGGGCCGCACGTGCTGTAGCTCTCGATGGCGAGCCATACGCGGTAACGATATTGGTCGTCAGTCTCCTCGTCCGCGCCGCCGTGAGTGGTGTCGATGTTGGCAACCTGTAGGCCGAACGCCTGATTCCAGTTGATGATGGAGTTGATCTGCCCCGGTGCGAAGTCGTTGCCGATGACGCCCGGCAGCGTGCATTGAGCGCCAACCTGCACGGTCAACGAGGGCGAAATGAGACGCACATCCTCGAGCGTTTCGAATGTCACCGCGTTGGGCGCTTGAACTTGTGTGCCAGCGGGGATGAGCGCATCGAACGATAGCTGCGCAGCCAGTGTGAACTGGAGTGTGCACAATGCAGGAGTTGCCTGTAAGCGTAATGCCCGGTCGCCGTGCAGGGCCGCGAGATTGTCCAGATAGTCGTCATGTGCATATTTGAGGAGGTTCATTTTCCCTGTGAAATCGATAATGGTGCGCTGATGGCTCAACCACTCGCACACGGCCAGCAGATGGAGCCGCACAGGGTCGCCGGGAGCGAGCGCCTTGGCTATGCCCGTTAGTGCAAGGAACGCTGCCTGATAGTCCAATATGACTTCACTCTGAATGACTGTGGGGTCTTTAACAGCGAAGTCGATATCGGGCACGAGATCGAGTCCATACTCGGGTGCGCCCGCGTTAGGTGGGATAGTGACAGTTCCGTTGCTCATCCAGCTGGCTCCAGTTTATATTTTTTACCATCGACCACGGCTGCTTTGCCCGGCCATAGCTCGTAAAAGTAGATGCGGCGGGAGTCGCCACTGTTAGCCGTGAGTGCCTTGTTCATGAACTTGCATAGGCAATACGCCGCTTCGCCTGTCTTGTCATCCGGCCCTATCTCGCCCGTGACAGCGTCGTGCGCCTTCTGCGTATCCAGCTGCGTCAACCGGGCCTGACAACCCATGACGACAGGTGGCACCATGGAGCGCACCTGTGGCGGGATGACAATGTAAAAGTCCTTATCGGCGTTGAGGAACTTCCCGCCATTGTAGTAGGCAGTCTCGTCCTGTGGCGTGGTATCGCCATGATGCGGCCCTGTGCCATCGGTGCACACATCCAAGTCGCTCACGAAACAGACGTAGTTGCCCGATGGCGACGAATAAATGGTGACGCCACCTATGGTGATTAACTCGTGGAGATTATGCTTCTTTATGTGGGCTGCTTTCTTTGTTGTCATCGCCATTCTTCTTTCCGTTGACTTTTGAACCTATCAAGAACAATCCAATCGCCATGCCATAGGCGACTCCGCTGGTGTTGCTCACTTTGAAACCGAGAAACTCCAATATCGCGTCCACATCTTTGCTGGTGGCCTTGAGGATGACGATGAGAATCGTGACGACCATGCCAGCAATGAACCGTGGCTTGTCTTCCTCCCACCAGCCGGAGAGTGAAAACTTCCGCTGATTCGTTTTCCAGTAGTGCCAGAATAGCACGAATACCCAAACAGCTATGGCTGAGACGACGTTAAAGAATCGCTGTGGCCATAGCGGAATATTATCCACGACGGTCCTTTCGACGTCTTGCAAAGTGGCAATAAGTGTCATCATGGGAAGCTATCGTCCTCCTCCTTCGCATACACGTCCTCGCGCGTTTTGGGAATTCGTCGCGCACCCATCCACGAGCCCACGAGTGCGCCCACGAATGCACACGCTCCAGTGACTATGAGTAACGTGGTGGCACTCATGTTACGTCCCATTGGCAAAAGGCCAGCCATAGCACGATGGCAACGAACGCGATGAAGATCGCTAGGGCATAGGCGCTTGGGCTGTAGTGTTTCATGTGAGGCATGGTCAGTTATTTTGAAATCAAGATAACTGCTTTTTCCTATGAGCGATCTTGGCTTCAGTTGTGCGCTGGTCGCCATTGTTGGCTGCGCTCTCCTGCAACATGAGTTCGAGCTCGGCTATCGCGCCCGCCAGTTGCTGGTAGCGAGTCTGACTACGTATGACCCGCTGATTGAACTCCTGTTCGGCGCGATTGTGCTCGACCACCATGGCGTCGTGTTGTTGCGTGTGATCGTGAAGGTCTGCTTTCAGTTTTTGGATGCGTTGTTCGATGTTCATAGTTCGATGATCTGTAGGTTCCCATTGTAAACACTCTGCGTTCCGGCAGTCGCCACAATCAATCCGTCGAACCAGTAGGTCGTGCCCTTGGTCAATCCGGTGATGATGGCCGCCATGCCAAAAGTGCAAGTCTGATTTGCAGGAGCACCGTTGAGGCTATACTGATCGCCGCTGACTGCCGTTCCCGTCGCTGCCGCGCCAGCAGTAGGTGGAGTGCCAGTGCCATAATGTAGTCGGGTCAAGCCATAAGCGTTAAGCGTGTTGTTACCCATGCGTCCGCTGTAGATCACTAGCACTCTGCCGCTGTATTGCATGGTCAACTGCTTGTTGAATCCACACATCGTTCCTGTGCCGGTGTTCGTCCCGGTCGCGGTCGCCATATTTATGACGTTGAAGCTGTTTGGTGTGAAACTGTCGAACGTGCCTGTGCCAATCGCTCGCAAAACATCGCCATTCGCCATGCTGCCCATCGATGGGCCAAAGATATTGACGTTATTGATTTTATAGCCGCCAGCTGTTGGCACGTTCACGAAGCCCGCGCCCGGATCGGTCGTATTGTTGACGCTCATCCCGTTGCTGCCATGGCAACGCACACAAGTGGAGAGCACGCCGTTGAGCACCGTGCCCAAGTCCATCCATGAGGTGCGCGTTGCATCAGCAACAGTGCTCCACTGGCATTTGATCTGACCGAGTGTGCGATCAACTGTCGTGTCACTCTTGCCCTCGAACGAGAGCGCAATGCCTTCTGCATTCGCAGTCGGCGTGCCTGTGTAGTTATGAGCGATGCGAAGGACGTTCAGCACAGCATTGCTCGCATCGGCAACTCGGATGGATTGCGCGGCAGCCATGAGCATGTCCTGCGTGTTATTCATCTCGCTCGCGCCAATAGTGTTCGCCGCTATCTCCGCTGCGGTCACTGCGTTCGCCGCTATGTTCGTAACGATTGTGGTCGTGCCACTGCCTGTTACATCGCCAGTGAGCGTGATCGTTCCCGAGCCAGATGGAGGCGCTATCCACGAACGCACACCTGCTGCCGTGGACGACAGGATGTATCCGTCCGTGCTCGGGTTACCTAGAGCCGCCTCCGCGCCTATGTCCGCGCGAAAGTTGGCCGCTGTCCGTAGTGTGGGCGTATTGAGACTGCTGATGGTCATGAAGGCATTCACGCCTAGCGAGTTGTTTGCCCCTGTGAAGATGTTAGCGCCTAGGGCCGTCGCGCCTAGGCTGGTGCGCCCAGTGGACGCATTGAGCCCAGCGGAGCCACCATCCCATTTGTTGCGATCCGTATAGGCAGTATCCCAGTTGCTCGCGTTAGGCGCACTCACGGTCACGTCGCCAGTGCCAGCGTCCGCACCATCGTAGCTGAGGCTCAGTCCGCCGCCAGCTATGAGCTTGCGTATGACTGCTTG